CCAGACAGTTACCTACGCAAAGCACTAGAGTTCGACAGCATCCCTGACAAAACCAAGACACGTATTGGGGAAGAACTTGACGCTCGTGATGCTGGAGAAGCACCGCGCCCAGACGACGACTTTGTTCCTGAAAAGGATAACCTTTCCAAGAAACTAGGTGGCATAGGAAAGTTAAAAGCGGCACGCCTTATGGCAGACCGTGGCCCTAATGTCATTGAAAATACCTTTACAAAAGAGCAAATGGTACAGCCGAAGCCATTGACAGCGCGTGAGATGTATCAGCGTTACTTAGACGCACGAGGGGGAACAGGAGGCAAAGCAAGCCCAGCTTCAGTGTCTTTCAAGCAATACATGAGAGATTATGCGATGATTACCCACACCACTGTGCATAATAAAAGAGGCAAAGTGATTGGTTCAAAGGAGACCGATGAGTTTACCTCTGCTAAGTTCCGTAGAGAAGCTAGGAAGTTTAAGGAAGAGGGTGGGAATATTGATGCTGACCAGTTTATTCGTGACCAAAAGTCGTCTAAATATTTTAAAAATAAGGATGCACTAAAGCGTGCTAGGGCAGATATTTTAAACGAAGGCTCTACAGCAACAGTCCTCCCTCTTGGTAAAGGAGAGATTATAAATCACTCTGGCGGTGCAAAAGGTTCTGACTCAGTTTGGGGCGAACTTGGCGAAGAGTTTGGTGTAAAATCTAATCATTACTATGTTGAAGGTAACAAAACTCCAAAAGGCAATGTTGCTATTTCTAAACAGGAAGCCCTAAAAGCAGACAAAGCTCTAAAGAAAGCTAACGAAAGTCTTGGTAGAACCTTCCCAACATCGAATGATTACGTAAACAACCTTCTACGAAGGAACTTTAATCAAGTAGACAACGCTGACGCCGTGTATGCTATTACCGAAATCAAAGGTAATAAACCTCAAGGTGGCACTGGATGGGCTGTTCAGATGGCTGTTGATATGGGCAAACCTGTGTTTGTCTATAGTCAAGAAAAAGGTCAGTGGATGTCTCTTACCAACGGTAAATGGGCGGCTACTGATACTCCAGTGTTAACAAATAACTTTGCTGGCATAGGAACAAGAGAAATCACTGAAAAAGGCAAGCAAGCTATTCGTGATGTTTATGAAAAGAGCTTTAAACAGGAAGACGAGGGCGGCTTCGGTCAGGACTCAATAGACGACTTCGTTCAAGACCGTATAAACCAAACATCCAGAGAAATTGGCGATGTAAACACCACAGGAGGAAAACAAGCCATCCTGAACATGGCTAAGAACATCCGTACCTCTAAGCACGCTTTGGCTCTTATCAGTGGTATCGCTCGGAACCTTAACGAAAAAGGAGTTAAACAAAAGGTAACCAAAGAGGAACTCGCGGCTGAAACTGAGAAGACAGCAGACATCCTAGGAGGCGACAAGAATACTTGGTTAACCGCTGTTAGAGGACTCAACGATAATATCCCTGACCTTCAACAGTTCCGTGATGCCCAGCGTGCCGCTAAGACACTCATGGACTTGATGAGCCGTAACATCGTGGAAACAGCTAGGAAAGCTGTCAAAGCCCGTACAAGCGACGCTTTAAACCTACAAAGGTTAGAAACTGAGTTTATTTCAAAGCTTGACCAGCTAACAGAAGTGCAACGCATTTACTCACTTATGGGTAGAGAAGCGGGCATTACTCTCTTACAGCGTAACTTCCTAGGTAATGCCAAAGGTAAATACCGTCTAAACGATAATGTCGGCTTTGACTTTATTGCTGGTGACCCAGAAAGCTACGCTAGATACACCACTCAATCTGTTGGGGGTAAGAACGTAAAAGAAACTATTAACGAGTTTGTTATGTACGGCACAGACGAGCAAGTCCAAAAAGGAGTTGCAGAAGCATCAGGAGACGACCTTACCAGAGGTGTTGTTAAAGGCGCTAAGGGTATGTTCGGAAGTAAACTCATGCGGATGACTACTGAGTACTGGATTAACTCCCTACTTTCAGGGCCTACAACTCAGTTTGTTAACATGATTGGTAGTGGGCTTACTACAGCTATACGCATGGGTGAGCTTGCTATGGGCTCAATAATGGCGGGCGATAGTGCAACTAGACGTGCTATCTTTCAATATGCGTTCAACATGGAAAGCATTTCAGAAGCCTTTAAGTTTGCAGGCAAAGCTTGGCGTATAAACGACTCTGTGCTCGTCCAAGGCTCACGCCAGTTCGATGACCAGCTAAGACGTAACGAAATGATTACAGGCGAGAACGTCATGGAGACACTTGGTAAGGGCAGAAAGGCACTAGGAGGCGCTCAAGATGCTGTCTCAGGTGCTATTGATTTCATCGGTAAGGGAGTCCGTCTTCCTAGCCGTGGTCTTATGACGGTGGATGAGTTCTTCAAACAGCTTAACTACCGCACGTATGTTAGAACAAACATAGCAATGGAAGCGCTCAATAAGAACGCAGAGCTAACTGGTAAAGAACTAGCTAAAATAGTTAGTGAAGACTTTGACAAGTATATCACTGACGGAGGTAGGGCTTACAACGAAGGTAACCTCTACTTAGACGCTATAGAAAAAGTCAAAGGCGATGGTATTGAGTATGGTTCAGACCAAGCCACAATGATTCAGCAAGAGCTTGCTAGAAATCCGTTTGACCCTTCACGTAGTGCGTTATCAAACGCGGCAAAGAACTACGCAGAGGTCAACACGTTTACTAACGAACTTGATAACGACACTGTAGTTGGCAAGGTAGGAAATATGCTTGGTAACGCTAAGCAAGAACTAGGTGGACTAAACTTCATTATTCCATTCGTTCGTACTCCTACTAACATCCTACAGTTCTCTCTAGACCGCACTCCATTAGGACTAGCACAGCGAGGCAAAGAGCTTCTATTCCGCAAGGAGGAGCTAACGGAAGCCTTGGCAAGTCAAAACCCAATGGAACAAGCCTTAGCAAAGGGCAAGATAGCTACAGGTGTAGCCTTTAGTTCCGCTATGCTTTGGTATGCTATGTCCAACAAAGAGTTCATCACAGGACATGGCCCCCAAAACAAGGACGAGAAAGACGCTTTAAAAGCTTCTGGATGGCAACCTTACTCCTTCCGTATTCCAAACGGCAAGGGTGGTCATAACTACTGGAGCTACCAGCGTCTTGACCCTGTTGCTACAATCATAGGTCTCTTTGCTGATATGGCAGAGTTTGAGGATTATCACGACATCGAAGGCCCAGTTCTTAAAGACCTGTTTGCTATGACTGCGCTATCCTTTACACAGAACGTTACAAACAAATCTTATGTTAAAGGCTTAGACACACTGCTAAATGCCTTCAAAGACCCTGTAAATAACGCACAAGGCGTTGCTGGTAATATCGTAGGTGGCTTCATGCCTTCCTTCGTTATGCAAATGCAAAATGCGGGTGGAGACAGGACTCTAAGAGAAACACGCACAGTATTTGATTACTTTGTGGCTCGCGGAACTGGTTCAGGGTCGTTACCTGCAAGACGTAACTTCCTTGGTGAGGCTACTATTGTTAAGAACCCTAAGTTGTTTGGTGCTATTAACCCTGTTTACTTCTCACCTGAGAGTAAAGACCCAGTAGACCAAGAGTTAAAAAGCTTGTTACATGGGTTCAGTAAGCCCAACAGCAAACTCATGGGAGCTATTCAGCTTAAGGACATCTACAACGAAGATGGTCGTCAAGCTTACGACGTGTGGCTTGAGAAGACTAGCACCACAAAGATAGGCGGTAAAACACTCCGTCAATATCTACACAAAATGGTTAAGAGCAAGGAATACCAAGCTCTACCTGCACAAAGTCAAAGTGATATTGGTGAGAAGTCTCCTCGTATTAAAGCAATCAATAGCTGGCTCAGAGCTTTCAGAGCACAAGCCAAGCAGGAAATGATTGAAGAATTCCCTGAACTACAAAACTCTCTCAATGAATTACTACAACAAAAGCAACAATATCGCTTAATCCAATAAAATGAACTCCGACCATATTCCATCAGCCATAGGCATCACAGGACTCCTTGGGACAATCACCCTAGGAGACTTAAACCTAGCAGTAGGTGTAGCTGTGGGTCTTGCAACCCTAGTTTACCTAGGCATCAAAATCTTCAAGGAACTATTTAATGCCGATGAATGAGTGGATTTCTACCTTATGGCCTATAGCTTTGGGATTTATAACCCTTGTAATCGTGCTAGCTCGTATGCACTACACCCTCGAAAGTCTAAGCGATAAAGTAAAGATACTCTTTGATTTTCATAACAAGAAAAACGAAAAATGAGTGAAAAAACAGAAAAACTTAATGTCCTTCAGGATATGCTTATTAATGAGTTTATTGAGCGTATCCAAGCAGGTGCGGCAACACCTAGTGACCTCAATGCCGCCCGTCAGTTCCTCAAGGACAACGGGGTACACGCACAGGTTACCAACGATAATCCTTTAGGTAACCTCGTAGAGATGTTGCCATTCCGAGACGACTCCGAGCACGTAGTACTTGCCGCCAATGAGAAACTATAAAAAAGAATACCAAGACTACCACGGGTCAGCTAAGCAAAGAGCCCGTCGTTCCTCACGTAACAAGGCAAGACGCCTAGCTGTGAAGACACACGGCAAGTCAGCAGTGCAGGGAAAAGACGTTGACCACCGCGACCGTAACCCCCACAATAACAGTCGCAGTAACTTGCGGATACAAAGCAAGTCAAAGAACCGTTCTCGTAACAAATAATGGAAGAACTCAAAGACTTTAGGAACTTCTTGTTCCTTGTCTGGAAGCACCTAAACCTTCCAGAGCCAACCCCTATTCAGTATAACATAGCTGACTTCATGCAAGGTGATGAGAAGCGTGTTATCATTGAAGCGTTTCGTGGTGTCGGTAAGTCTTGGATATGTTCTGCCTATGTGGTTCATCAGTTATTCTTGATCCCCTCTTTGAATTTCTTAGTTGTCTCTGCGTCCAAGACACGTTCTGATGACTTCTCTACGTTTACTCTGCGTCTAATCCACGAGATACCCTTTCTGGCTCACCTCAAGCCCACAGATAAACAAAGGTTCAGTAAGATTAGCTTCGACGTAGGCCCTGCGCCTGCATCTCACGCACCTAGTGTTAAATCGCTGGGTATAACCTCACAGCTTACGGGTTCCCGTGCGGACATCATCGTTGCAGATGACATTGAGGTAGCCAACAATAGTGCTACCCAGACCATGCGGGAAAAGCTCAGCGAACAAGTTAAGGAGTTCGATGCTATCCTTAAGCCAGAGGATGAATCTAAGATTATATTCCTAGGAACACCTCAGACTGAGGACAGTATATACAACAAGCTACAAGAACGGGGCTATATGGCTCGTATATGGCCTGCTAAGTATGTGACCCCTGAGAAGAACGCCAAGAGCTATAACGAGGCTGTGAAGGGCATCTGTGTGGACGCTGAGAAAGAAGGCAAGGCTACCGAACCTACACGGTTCTCCGATATTGACCTGTTGGAACGAGAGATGTCCTATGGTCGCTCAGGGTTTGCCATGCAGTTCATGCTGGATACACGCCTCAGTGACACCGATAGACACCCATTAAAGCTCAACGAGCTAATTGTAATGGATATTGATAACGAGGTAGCCCCAGAGAAGCTCGTGTGGGCTCAGGCTCCTGACCTAGTGTGGGACGGCAGTGTTCCTAACGTAGGCTTCGGTGGAGATAGATACCACAGACCCTTCCAAACCATAGGTGACCATATACCCTTTACAGGCTCAGTGTTAGCCATTGACCCCAGTGGTCGCGGTAAGGACGAAACAGGCTACGCAGTGGTCAAAATGCTTAACGGTATGTTGTTTGTGCCTGATGCTGGGGGTTTACAAGGGGGATACAGCGATGAGACCCTCAAGACCCTCGCAATGATTGCTAAGAACCACGCTGTTAACTACGTCATAGTGGAATCTAACTTCGGTGACGGTATGTTCAACGAGATATTCAAGCCTGTACTAGGTAAGATACATCCTTGCTCTATTGAGGAGGTCAGACACAATATACAGAAAGAAAAGAGGATAATAGACACCCTAGAACCCATAATGAACCAACACAGGCTCATTATTAGCCCAGATGTTATCCGAAAAGACTTTGAAACAGCGCAGGGCTACCCACCAGAGCTACAACTACGCTACCAACTAATGTACCAGATGTCCCGTATTACTAAGGACAGAGGTGCTATAACACATGATGACCGCCTTGATGCATTAAGTATCGGTGTGAACTACTGGGTAGAACAAATGGCTCAGGATATGGACACTAAAATCAAGGATAGGAAGTCAGACCTCATCAACAAGGAACTACAAGACTTCACAGATGCCTATTACAGGCGTTCTAAGGGGTCAAATAGCTCGTTACAATGGATATGAATGATAACCCCCCACTTAGCCCCCTAGAGAGCGCCAGAGCAATCCTAGGAGAACACTTCAAGAACTATGTTATCATCGTTCAAGAGTATGAAACACCTACTTCCTATGAGGTAACCTTTAGTGACCCCTATGCCGCCCTAGGTCTTATGGATTGTGCGAACAATTATCATAACCAATACCTAAATGCTAGTATGGATGATGAAGATGTAGCTTGGATTTGGGAAGATGATGACGAAGAAGAAGAAGATTAAGGACTAATATGGGGGGTCTCTAAGTATACTAAGAGTTAACTAAGAGTAATCTCAGTACTTATTTTTATTAGGTTATCTCTATGATAACTATATCATAACAAATAAAGGTATACTCAGAGTATACTAAGGGTAAACCTTTTGTATCACCATGCGGTGAATTGTAATTGGGACTAGATACCTGTCAAGGATATAAATTATTGACCTGTAAATTCCAATTGTATCGCCATTATAGGCCCCCTAGGTCTCACTAGGTAGTTCTGTGTTGACAGACATCCTACATCAGACAGAATAGACTTTATAACATCTGTGTTATTGTTATGTGTATATGTGAGGGCACTCCTTGTGGTTAGGGGGTGTCCTCCTTTGTTTTGGTACAAAAATGTGAAGGGGTATATAACGATGAAGTTTTGCGTTTGCCCCCCATACACCCTTAAAAACTCAGAATCTGTCACTGGATTACTATCACTTACCCGCTGAGCCTCTAGAATACGGGACTGCCTACGGATATAAAGTCGCTTGACGTTCTGCAAAGGTCATTTTGCATAACTATTTGGAGCCATCGACCTGCTTTTGTTTGCATGCGTTTTTTTTTCCGTTCCGCTTCGCTCCACTCTCGCCTTCGGCTCACCTCTGCGTGTAACTATGCGTGTCTAAAAATTTTTTTTTCGCTTCGCTCAGATTAGTGAACAAGTTCACCTATAGTTATCTATGCGTGTAAGACTAGGCAAGACTTGAAGGCAACAGGCTCGGCTACCGCCGATAGAAGGGCGACAAGATGGGTTTCTTAGAAAAGAAAAAACCCATCGTGTCTATCGACCAATACTATAAAATATATAATAAATACTATGCTAACTAACCAACAGGAACTAACCGAACTCAAACTACTCTGCCATATATGTGCTGGTAGCGGACATCTACCTATGTTTAACCACGTAGCAGGCGGTGAGTGCTTCACTTGCAACGGCACAGGTCACATCGACCAAACAGAAGAAACCTACGAACGCGTAGTAATCAAACAACACAACCGTAAGCTTGTAAGCGGTGGCTCTCTAGAGTTCTTGTTCTGGAACGACGGCTCTGTCCAAGTTATACACCTTGACCAATATGATGAATGGAGCGGAACTTCTTCTGTTACTATAGACGAAGCCCGTGAAATCTGGAATACACCTGCTGTTTACTTCGAACGCTTATAACCACTAACCACTAACCACTAAATACTATGCACATAAACTCACCAGAACTAATCAACGTTTTCCATAAATCAGCTTTTATGTTTCGTGTTTTCGATAATAAAACTGTTCAAATATGGACTGACACGCAAGAAGCCAACTGTTGGACTGACTGCCATAACCTTCTTGGTACATATAATCTATCTGATGCGCGTGATTTCTATCGTGACGCTGAACATCATGCACTTCAACTAATCAACCTATAAATACTATGACCAACGATACTAAAGTTCTTGCTCTAACGCTCTTAATCACATGTGCTATCTGTTACGCCATGCTTATCATCTCTCTCAGTTAATCAACTAACTACTAACCACCATATGAAAAACAAAAAACCACTCGTTGCCTCTGACCGCGATTTAGAGTCAGCCAAAATCGTCTTTGCGTCCATCATCGGCGTACAGATTCTCGTATTCATCGCAGTAATTAACAAACTACTATCATAACCACCATGCCACTAAATAACACTACTACTATCAAATACATTGATACCATTGCACCTCTG